ATTTTTGTAAATATACTACAATAAATAGAAAAAGTTACGGATAAAGTACTAAAAATTATGTTAATAATCAGTGTGGTTAATTACAAATAAGTATCCTGTGTAATTTAGGATTTCTTCGTATAGTATTGCATTTATTACATCATCAACCTCCGTGCTAATTTCATCACCAATTTCTTCATCCCACATTGCGTCTTTTAAATTAACCGTCTCCCCATCTTGCATGATTAATGTAACTTTTCCACCAGGAAGAATATCAACATTAAGAATTAGTTGGTTCCCTTCAATTTCCTCAATACTAATTTTAAACTTAAAATCATATCCCCCTGAAATATCCGGGTAATCAGTTGTGTCAAATGTTTTATTAACTTTGTTTTGGATTGCTAGTTGAGCCGAGTCCCCCAAAAATGAACGTAAAACTTCCATTAGTTTTGAGTACTCCATTCTATGGGGTTTAACATTTAAAAACATAAGTAAATCACCACTTATGTGTGGGTCCTCACCTCTTGATATTTGTCTTTTAAACCAGTTGGTTGCAACTTTTTGTAAAGTTTCATCATTAACTTCGTTAATTCTTCTTTTTTGTTCCTTAATAATTTGGTTAAAATCAACCCTCACCGAATCCGCAAAAATTTCTAAAGCCGATTCAAGTTCTGGAATTATCTCATCAAACTCATCGACATCATTATTAACATTCGCAGTAACCTTAACTTGTAATTGGGTTGTGTCATCAGGAAACCCTAAGGATTTAAATCGGTCTAATTTGACTATTTTAACATCAACAACATTAACACTATTGATTGATTTGACTTCATTATCGCCTATTGGACTAAGGTACCAATAATCGTCATTAAATTCTTCATCTTCGTCATTCTCAATATGTTTTTGATATGACTTTTTAAGTTCCTCTATTTTCTGATTGAGGAGTTGTTCGATTTTATTTTTTATCTTGTCCGTCATATTACCAATCAATTCCAGGACCGAATGTTCTTTCGTCAATTATATTATCGATGTATAATTCAATATTTGGAAACCAATCTTGTATTCTAGCTTCAATCTCATTTATTAAATCATCAAAATCTTCTCTTTGTGAATTTTTGTATATGTCAATGTATACTTTAATTTTAGAAATTGGGTCAACTCTGTCAACAACTATTTTATTAACTGAATTAACTTCATCAAGTTCATCCATTTCACCCATACCCCAATCTTCAGATTCTTCCACAATCTGACGCATAATTTCATCAATCTTACTTTGGATACTTAAAACTAACTTGTTGGACTGACTCTCAGAAATAATATATCTCATATAGAATAAATATTACCCTTCCAAGAAAGATAATACTTTTTCTTTAACACCGACTTGTTTGATACCCTCATTATTTAATGGTGTATGTACGAAGTTATCCAAAGCCCATTCGTGTTCAAATTCCATCGAGTAATGAAGTCCAGTCTTTGCCATATTCAAATCATCAATCGCAACCCAATGTGTAACTTCAGGATGGTTATTTAACCAATCTTTAATCTCTAAACTTCTTGTCCCTTCCAAATCCCAATTTCGGTGCCAAGTAACTTTCTCACCATCAATGTTGTTTCCTGTGAAATCAATTGGTCGTTTGATGATACCCTGTCTTTCGTAGTAATCACCCATTTCTTCAACTGAACACCAATTTTTCCAATCAGATGATACAACAATCTCAGCACCAGTCTGTTCCAAGATTTCGTTTAATACCTTGATTGCCTTCTTGTCAAAATTATCAAAACGAGCATCAACAGGCATTGACATAACATCTTGACTTAACTTCTTTCTCTCTTTTTTTTGTTTCTTAAATCGTGACCCCCAATTACCTGATAAACAGATAACTCCATCGTGGTCAAGGAATATGACTTTCATATTATTTCTTTTTTGAGAATTTCTCTCGGTTTGTTTGTTTCTTTTCGGGCGGGTGTTTATACTTAATCTCAACTGAGATTGGCCCGTTTTTGAATTTGGTTAAATCATAAGTCCAGATTGTAACCGCCTCATCATCTTCATAAACTTGTTGGTATTGTTCCTTTTTACTCATAATGGGAACAAAGATACGACATTATTCTTAATCTTCCAAATTAATTAATGGAACAAAATCTTCAGATGGTGTAAACTCAAAATTGTCAACGACCACAGGTAAATCAATACTAAAGAATTTCAGGAATTTCTCAATATCATTACTAATTTGAACACTAAACTCGTACCATTGACTTGAGACAGTTAATCTACCAGTCATCTTTTGTTTATTACCAAAGGCACATAAATAAAAATTAACTATACCTTCACCATTAACCAACTTAACTGAAACAAAGATATGTGGTTTCATCTCACCAATACTTCTTAAATCACTAACTTTATCTATATGAAACTGATAGTATGCCTTTACAGGTGCTTCACTATAACTAACTTTGTGGTCGTAAACAAAAGTTCTACCTTCAATAAACTTATTTATTCTATCGATTTCTTTTTTAGTCATTATTTTTCAATCGTTAATAATCTTGCATAGTTTCTTTTTAGTTTTTTACCAGCGTTTTGAATTCTTTTTTCGAACTTCTTGAATAACTCTAAGATATTTCTTGTGCTGAATACTTCATCCTCAAGTAACTTCGCCTCATCCTGTACCCCGATGGGATTATCTTTTTTAAATTTTAAATATTGTTTTAGATAAAATTTGTGAAGATTTCTAATGTGGTATAAAACCGCCTCGGGACTTCTTTCCATTGTCACATTATATAAATCATCAAATAACTTGTCAGCACTGAAATTCTCCATCTCTGAAGCAATTGTATATTGTTTACCTCGCTTAAATTCTTCCCAAGACATTCTAAGTAATTTAGAATACGCCTCTTGGATGTTAGCATTTATTTCCCATGGCTCTGAGTAATACATATAATTTAAAAATTTTTCATACACATTAAAGATTTCCTTAGGTGTGTTGACGTTTCTTCCTCCCGCAAATGATTTTGATAACTCGGACTTACCAACACCAGTGTTTTCCCATTTTTTGTAAAATTCATAAAGATGGTTCATTTCGTGAGTGATTGTATCTCTCAAATCATATAATAAATCATCAATTTGGTTGTCATCAAATAATGGTGTAACATAGATATCAAATTCTAATTTAGCATGAATTGTTTTATCTAACTCTTCTAACATACGAACCGGTATCTCAAAAGATGGTTCTTTCATATATGAACCTGACCCTTCATCGGATTCAATCATATATGCAGCACCACCTGTTACAAAAGAAAGTTCATTTTCAGGTATTTTTTTTGACACTTTAAATTTTAAATCAATCTCAAACTCTTCAACAGGTAAATCTAAAAATACTTCTTTATTACCTTTCAAATTTTTTAAAATCTCATTAACATCAACATAAAATTCATCTAAATCATCTTCCATTACTGCTAACATTTCAATAACTCTTGGTTCAATCAATCCATATAAAAAATTAACATATGCAATTGATGTCTCGCTAACACCTTTCACCTCGTTTAAAATCCTACTTTGTTTTTCTGTTATTAAAATTTTCATTACAATAATTGATTTACTCTTCTCTTAAATTCTTCTTTATTATTAACAATCCAGTTTAAAACGTCAGGACGTATCTTGTTAGAGAACTCCCCAAATATTTTTGAAACCTCACTCTCTTGCCCTGAAACCACCAAATATTCATCATATTCTTTTTGTTTAATTGATGGTGTAGTGATTTTAAAAGTCTTTCCGTTTTCAAGTAAAGTTTTTAAACTAACTCTAAGTTCATTCCCACCTTTTTTTCTTGGGTTAAATATGTTTTTAGCGTCGGTAAATAATTCTATCGCATCAGGTTTTTCAATATAAGATGTTATTAAATTGTTACCTACTTTAGTAGTCACCGCAATAATATCCACTAACATTTGTTCTAAAATCTGTCTTTTAAACGGAGTCAATTCATCATCATTAACTAAAAATAAATTAGTACCACTAACACCATACTTTTCAAGAATATTTTTAATTATATTAATATTTTCAGGTCCCAAACTATTCAATATATTCGTAAAACTCCCGATTGAAGGATTTTCACTTATATCGTTAATGTACTTCTGTTCAACCTGTCCCTGTCTTATCTGATAGTCCCATAATCCACTTTTGGACTCGTTCAATATTCCATCAAACAGTCCGGTCATTAACCCTTCAATCGCATGTCCTCTAATTTCTTTATATTTAACAACTCTATTAATATAATCCTTAAACCTCATTTTATTAACAACATCCAACTCATTCAAATCAACATCCTCACCAAACGTATAGGTGATTTTTTTAGACTTTAGGATATTCTGAATAACCGCCGCAGCTTCTTGTTTAACAATAGGAATTGGGTTATATAAATAAAATAACTTGTTAGACTCCGATATTAATTTGTTCTTAATCATTTACCAATTACTAATTCATTATAATTCATAGTTTCCATACCCTTCATATCATCAGTTACTTCATCATACATGTAAGCCTTTACAACTGAGACAATTGATTGCTCTGATTGTGCAATTTTACTTTCCATCCAATCATCAAGTTCATCCTCATCATCCATAATTTCCCACATTTTCATAGCCAAAGTAGCAATTGTAAATAATTGTTGTTTAGCCATGTAATTACCATCCTTACCTTCCTTAACCTCACTTGGTTTGTTAATTTGAGTCTCCTGTAATTGTTTTGTTATTTTCTCAATCTGAGCTTCAGTGAAAATATATTTAGCCATAATATTCTATTTTACTATAAATACAAATAAAAACAAAAAAAGGGAACTAATGTTCCCTTTTTGAGCCCGACTCGGATGAGTCGTCCACCACTTTGTAAAACAAAGATTATTTAATTTCCGCGACTTTTGCTAAAACTTGTTCAGAAAAAGTAACAATTTCGTTCTCGGTTGTGATTAAACACTCATTCAAAATCTTATTCGGAATATGAACCAAAGTGTGTGTCACATCAAAATATCTGAATGGTGTTCCGTTATCAATAGCATCATTTACCATTTTCAAAAATAGTTTGGTTTGAATTGCATCAACAAAACTAATATTAAAAATTTTACCGAATTTCTCGTGTTGGACATATAATGTTGTTTTCATAGGACAAAGATAATCTATTACTCTTAAAGTTCCAAATGTTTAATGAACTTATTTAAATAATAATTTATAGTGTTATCTAACCCATCATTAAAATCTGTCTTAGGTGACCAGTCTAATGAGTTTTGTATCTTAGATGAGTCAATTGCGTATCTGAAGTCATGTCCCTTCCTGTCTTCAACAAACTTAATTAATTCCCTTGAGTTCGTTCCGTAGTCGAGTATCCCGTCTAACTTATCACAAATCATATGCGTTAGTCGAATGTTACTCATCTGTACTCCTCCTCCAATACAATACGTTTCACCTATCTTACCTCTATGTAGGATTGTATCAATTGCCTCAACATGGTCCATAACATATAACCAATCCCTAACATTAGTTCCATTACCATAAATTGGAATTGGTTTCTGATGAATTACATTTTTAATAATCGTTGGGATTAACTTTTCCTCATGTTGGTTTGGTCCAAAGTTATTAGAACAATTAGAAATAACTATGGGTAATCCGTATGTATGGTGATAAGCCCTAACAAAATGGTCGGAAGAAGCTTTAGATGCTGAATATGGACTTCTTGGGTCGTATGGTGTTTTTTCATTAAACTCTCCTGTGGGTCCTAAATGTCCAAATACTTCGTCTGTTGATATGTGGTAGAATAAGTCAATTCCGTACTTCACACAAGCGTCAAGTAAATTTATAGTACCAACGACATTTGTATTAACAAATTCCATTGGGTTTAATATTGAATTATCGACGTGGGACTCAGCGGCTAAATGTATTACATGTGAGAATTTATAAGTCTCAAAAAGTTTAAATACCCTTTCCCTGTCAGTAATACTGAATTTAATTACCCTAGCAATATTCGAGTCGTTAATATTATTTTTATCCGCAGCGTAAGTCTCGGAATCTAAAATAACCAAATTATAACTTGGGTATTTCTCTCTCATAAAATTAAAGAGGTTTGAGCCAATAAAGCCCAAACCTCCAGTTATTAAAACATTCATTTTTCTAATTTAATTACAAATTTTGTTTTACTCTTATTAAAATCCTCTTTAACTACTTCATTCCAACTAAGTTCGTCTAAAAACTTTTTGAAATCTTCGTCTTTGATTTTTTTAATATATTTCAATAAATCTTCCTCAGTAGCCTCAGGATTAACATCCAAATAATACTTTATGATAGGGAACTTTTCCAGGTCAACCCTTTCAAGTTCTCTCACTCCAGTATAATGATGTGTCTCCACTACTCCTATTTTTATTTCCATAACTTTTTAAGTATTAAAATTTAATAGGAATATCTGATATTTTCAACAGACAATCAAAAATATTACTTTAATAAATTGTAATATTCCTTGAAGTGTTTAATTCTATCTGGTAATCCAATTGTCCCTCCGTTAACTCTTTTTGTTACCGCAGTTACCGTAGCGTCATCCGCACCCTTATCACAAATAGACCAAAGTTTATTTGAGTCAAAGAAAAATGCCGCAGAAGCCAATGGATATTTGTTCGCAACCAAATCAGGATTTGCAATACAATCTTCACCAATGAACTTTGTGAAGTTTGTGTAATTTTGTTTTCCGGTTAATTGGATGTACCCTCTGCCGCGGAATTTAAATCCTTCTTTAGTTGATTCATCACCATTACCCATTCTTCCACCATAAACACGAGACGCAATCTTCTCAGGTTGTCTTGCATATGATTCCGCCAAATTACCAGGGAAATACTTAGGGAAGATTTTTTTTAGTCCGTCAGCAGAATAATTAACATTCTCCTGTACCGCCTTAAACCCACCTGACTCGTGACCACACTGAGCCAAGAAATGAGCCAATCTTAATGGATTAGTAATGTTGAATTTTTTAGCAGTGTCAGGAATTTGAGCAATTACAGCATCAGGGATATGTCCTTTTAAATTCTGTAATTTAAATTCTGAACTTGTAGGTATTACAACATCTTCTTTTATCACTTGAGCAGGTTGTTCAGTTGCTGCGAACATTTTACCCCAAGTTCCCTCACCAACGATTCCGTCAGCGGTTAATCCATTGGCCGCTTGCCATTCTTTAACTTTAGTGGCCGTACCATTACCGAAAATACCATCGGCAGTTAATCCTAACTTTGTTTGGAGTTTTTTAACGTCTTCTCCTTGAGACCCAACTTTTAGTAGCATAATATTATAGTTTTAACTATAAATATTACTTTTTGGTGTAAATGAAAAAATGTTCTCCAATTTCTTTAGTGTATCTTTCAATATACTTTCCTTCACAAGCTTGTTTTAGTTTAGGAGTTAACTCGTAATGTTCATCATCAGTAATTGTAGGTTGGATATGAATTTCATATTCAATTTTGTTTGGTAGTTCCTTCATAGTAATCTTAGACCATTCAGGTAACACCTCTTTTAAGTTTTCTAATATTGACATATAATTAAGTATCTGTAATTAACAAAAAAACCCGTCAGAACGACAGGTCATATTAGTTAATATAGCCTGAGATTACAGCTTTATTTGAGAACCTTTGGAAGGATTATTATTTCCCTTCGTATCCACTTTCTTTTGAAAAGTATTTCTCAGTGACGGTCTTTTAGGTTTACCACTCCTTGAGGTTTGAATTACTCTATCAGTACTCAAC